AACGCTGGGCGGCTATCAGTCTTTTCACTGGACACCGCCCAACGCTTCAAACCCGTTGGCATTTGTCTGTAAATCGTGGTCAGAGCAAGATACGCCGGGCGGGATTAGGACGCTTAATTGCACGTTTGAGCAAAGATTCGTTGATTCCTATACATCCGCTGTTGATGTGCCGGACGGCTCGACATTTTCGCCTGCGACAGCGACGAGCTATTCGATTAGCTACACGCAAATTCAGTCTTTAACCGATTTGCAATTGCAGACGGCCAGATCTAATTTAGGCCTAACAACTGTTGCTTGGTCTGGTAATTATTCAGACTTGAATGGCACTCCTTCAATACCGACCGTTCCTGCACTTGTTTCCGCATTTACAAACGACGCCGGATACTTAACACGCATCACCGCTGCCCAAGTTAAAAGTGCGCTTGGAATTTCTACGCTAACTGGTTCTAACACTGGCGATGAAACAAGCGCAACTATTATTTCAAAGCTCGGATTTACGCCGTACAACGCGTCGAATCCAAACGGGTATTTAACAGGGATTACGTCTGCTCAGGTCGTTACAGCGCTTGGATTTACACCAACAACGCTTGCTGCCGTTGCAGGTGTGGGCTATGCGACGGGAGGAGGATTTGCGAGTGGAACCAATACAGGCGACGAGACCGCAGCGACGATTGTTGCTAAGCTGAGTTACACACCAGAAAGCACTTCAAAAAAGGGGGTAGCCAACGGTTACGCACCTTTGGGGAGCGACGGAAAAGTACCTTCGTCTTATCTGCCAGCCACGAGCAGTAGCGCAAGCGCTACATCGACGGATGTCGTGCCAGAGGGAACAACCAATTTGTACTTTACGCAGGCGCGGGCGAGAGCCGCTATCAGCGTCGCTGGATCATTATCGTATTCAGCAGGGGTAATTAGCTATACCGCACCAAATGTACTTTCTGCGCTTACAAATGATGTCGGGTACCTCACTACCATCACGTCGACACAAGTTAAGTCGGCTCTTGGAATCTCCACTCTTTCAGGATCGAATACGGGCGATGAAACATCATCGACAATTCTATCTAAGCTAGGCATTACAACACTATCCGGCTCAAATACCGGAGACGAAACGTCAGCAACAATAATATCAAAACTCGGCTTCACACCCTACAGTTCGGCCAACCCGAGCGGGTACATCACCAGTTCATCGCTCACCCCTTACGCGTTACTTTCAGGTGCGGCGTTTACAGGTGCAGTCAGTGCAACGTCATTTAGCGGCCCACTCACCGGCGCACACGATGGCCCAGTGGGCGCAACAACGCCAAGCTCGGGTAAGTTTCTCCACGCTTATTCGCCAACAATCACGCTCACCGATGCGGCTTCAATCGCCTGGAACGTGGCAACAGGTCAAGTTGCAAAAGTCACGCTTGGCGGATCTCGAACAATGGCGGCACCAACGAATTTGCAAGACGGCGCCTGCTATACGCTGAATATTATTCAAGATACTACAGGCTCGCGCACACTGTCTTGGAATAGCGTCTTTGCTTTCACAGGCGGCACCGCACCCACACTATCGACTGCTGCAAATGCCGTAGATAAGATTTCGTTTCAGTACGACGGTACAAAATTGCGTGAACTTGGCCGCTCGCTGGGAACAGCATGATCATCATTCCAGCCAACAGTCCGTCGACTGCTTACACTCTGCAAAAATCACTACGGTTTCGTGCCAGTGCGTCTGCTAACTTAACCCGTACATTTACAACACCGACATCTTCGACGGTTTTTACTTGGTCAGGTTGGGTTAAGAGAGGGTTGTTAGGGACAACACAGTATTTGTTCGGGGCAAGTACAACTACTAATTTTGGGTTTAACTCAAGCAACCAGTTGGTATTGACCCTTAGCGGAACAACAGCGGCAACCACGAGCGGGGCGTGGACCGACCCTTCCGGTTGGTATCATGTGGTGTATGTACAAAACGGATCAGCACAAACTATATATGTAAACAGTATTTCAAAAGCAACAGGCACAACAGCTAATACAGTGTTCAATACTGCTATTGCCCATCAAACAGCATCAGCAAATTCCGCTAACTATTTTGACGGTTACTTAGCTGAAGTCAACTTCATTGACGGTCAAGCCCTAACCCCAACATCCTTTGGTTCATTCAACGCCACCACCGGGGTGTGGCAACCTGCTAAGTACTCAGGTACTTACGGTACTAACGGGTTTTATTTACCGTTTAGCAATACGGCTAGTACAACGACACTTGGCTATGACTTGTCCGGTAACAGTAACAACTGGACTACCAACAACATTGGACTAGCGACGGGCAGTGCGTACCTAGGTGTGTCTTACGACGCTATGACGGATGTACCGACTTTGACGAGTGCTGCGGCGGGTAATTACGCTGTGTTGAATCCCCTTGATACAGTAGGCACTACCGTAATTTCAGCGGCAAACTCAACCATTACCGGCAATCAAGGTATTTTTTGGCAAACCACTAGAGCCACAATAGCACTCCCGTCTAGCGGCAAGTTTTATTGGGAGGCTGGTCTAGCTTCCTCGCAAGGTGATTTGGCTGTTGGTATTGCCACGTTTACTGCGGCGTTAGTGAGCAATATAGGGACAAATATGGTTTCCTATATTGACACCGGTACTTTGATTAACAACGGGACAAGCACAGGTGTTGCCTCTTTTGCCATTGGCGATCAGATAGGCATTGCTGTTGATGTCGGTGCTAACCTCATTTATTTCTACAAGAACAACGTGCTGGTAAATACTGGCGGTACTTCAATTGCAATCACTGCACCGTTTGCGCCATTTATCAGTTTGAATCAAAGCGGTTGTAGTGGTTACATAAACTTTGGGCAAAGACCTTTTCAATACACACCCCCGACAGGCTTTGTAGCCCTCAACGCTTATAACCTACCAACAGGAACAATCCTGCAAGGCAATAAGTACATGGATGCTACGCTCTACACCGGTAACAATGCTACTGGTCGTTTAATTACAAATGCTTCAGGATTTCAGCCTGACTTGGTTTGGATTAAAGATAGAACAACTGCATATAACAATAACTTGTACGACTCTAACCGAGGCGCACCTTATGAGTTATCAAGCAATTTAACATCCGCTGAATCATCAGGCGATTTAACTGCTTTTAACACCAGCGGGTTTACGATTAACCAAACATCAAGCTACAACATAAACGTAACAGGCGATGCTTATGTAGCTTGGCAATGGCAAGCAGGAAAAGGTACAACATCAAGCAACACCAACGGATCAATCACATCAATTGTGAGCGTAAACGCTACCGCTGGGTTTAGTGTTCAAACATGGACTGGTAATGGTGGTGGTACGGTAGGGCATGGTTTAGGTGTCGTTCCTAATTTTATTATTTGTAAATCTCGGAATACTACGTCTACTTTGTGGTGGACATACCATTCAAGCGCACCAGGACAATATTTTTATTTGAATTCAACATCAGGAGCAAATGCAGATGGAGGTTCAGTATTTGGAAATAACTCCGTAGCTGTTGCGCCAACTTCTTCTGTATTTTCTGTTGGTAGCTCTAATGGCGCAAGTGGCTACACAATGGTTTCTTACACCTGGGCGGCTATTGCTGGATTTAGTTCTTTCGGTAGTTACACCGGCAATGGAAGTACATCTGGACCTTTTGTGTACACAGGGTTTCAGCCCCGTTATATATTGATTAAACGCACTGATTCCACAAGTGATTGGTACGTTTGGGATACGGCTCGGAATACATACAATACTGGCGCAAGTTATCTGTTGACCGATTCAAGCAACGCTGAAGCAACGTCCTCTACGGTTAACACACTGGCAAACGGATTCAACATCGTAAACGCATCTACGGTCAACGCTTCCGGCGGTACTTACATCTACGCTGCCTTTGCTTCTAATCCTTTCAAAAATTCTTTAGCTTTCTAGGATCAATCATGTTCAAACTCGACGGAAAAACATTACAGACAGGGGTGGCGTTTACACACAACGACATCCAGTATCCGGCTAATTGGCTAAACCTTTCTACGCCAGAAGAAAAGCAAGCCATCGGTATCGTAGAGATTGCTGAACAGCCTCGTCCTGATGACCGTTATTACTGGGTAACGGATAACGGCGACGGGACGTACACAGCAACGGCTAAAGACTTGGTGACGCTGAAAGCTAACGCCGTGTCCACAATCAACAATTCGGTATGGTCAATCCTTCAACCGACAGACTACATGGATAGTCGCAAAGCCAATGATCCGACTTACGTGGCTCCTGCTGCTTGGATAACTTGGCGGGCTTCGGTTCGCGCTGCCGCCAAGACTGCTGTGACCGCGATCAACGCCGCTGCAACTGTCGAAGACCTTATCCCATTGGTTACGCCAGCGTGGCCACAGGATCCTAATTATGTTGCGCCAGATCAACAGGGAGCACAACCATGATTCTCTCAGTGATCGCGTGGATTTTAAGATCGCTGGTATTCGTGGTTTTGACTACCGATGATTGGACTAGTGAGTCGACGCAATGACAACAATTCGCGCTGAGCTTCAATCGCTGGAACCGTCCGCGATTATTGAGCTATTTCAATTTGATTTAACCACTCAGGGCGGCGACATTGTTTATTTTCACAATGGAATTAACAGCCTTGGAAACGACGTTGTATTTGATGGCGTAACGTATTCTCAATTCCCGATCAAAGCCGAGGGCTTTAAAAAATCAGCAACTGGATCGCTACCGAGGCCTACTGTAACTGTCTCAAACGTCGGGGGCTACATGGGTGCGCTTGCAAGACAATACGGTGATTTTGCCGGATGCAAATTAACAAGAATTCGAACGTTTGCGAGGTTTTTGGATTCCGTAAATTTTAGTTCTGGAAACCCGAGCGCGGATCCAACTCAAATACTGCCAAAAGAAATTTGGTACGTGGATCGCAAATCAAATGAAGATGCAAATACGATGACCTATGAACTATCTGCATCAATTGATATGGTTTCGGTGAAAATTCCACGAAGGCAATTTATTCAAAACTGCTGCACGTGGGTTTACCGTGGGGCTGATTGTGGCTACACAGGCACAAATTATTTTGATATTTCAGGCAATCAGGTGAGCTCGGCATCAAGTGATGTTTGCGGTAAACGGTTGACCGATTGCAAATTACGATTTGGTGATACTGCCGTGTTGCCATTTGGTGGCTTTCCGGGCTGTGGGCTGGTTACGCAATGATTCCACTGGAAGATCATATTATCGAGGCGATACAGTCGCACTCGAAGTCGGAGTATCCGCTCGAGTCTTGCGGATTGGTGATTATTAAGCAAGGAAAGCAGCGATACATTCCAGCAAAGAACGTTTCAGAAGCCAAAGAAATTAGCTTCACGATCGCCGCCGAAGATTTTGCTCGAGCAGAAGACGCGGGCGAGATTATCCGGTTGTGTCATTCTCATTGCAATATGCCTGCGGTGCCAAGCGAGGCCGATTTAGTCTCGTGCGAAACGAGTGGAGTCCCGTGGCTGATCGTTAATCAACCCACTGGGGCCATTTATGAATGGTCTCCAACTGGTTACAGCGCACCTCTAATTGGACGCACATTTGCTCATGGCGTATTAGATTGCTACACCTTAATTCGTGACTATTTCAGAATCGAATGCGGTATTGAGATACCAAATTTTAGGCGCAAGCGTCAATGGTGGCTACGTGGCGAGGATATGTACGTCGATAACTTTGAACAAGCCGGATTTTTCGAAGTCGACAAGATTCAACAGCATGACGTTTTACTAATGCAAATTGGATCGCCCGTTATCAATCACGGCGCGGTTTACATCGGAAACAATCAAATTATTCAACATTGCACAAACAGGCTTTCGAGTCGTGACGTTTACGGCGGCGGATGGCAGCGTGCGGTCAGAAAAATAGTACGTCACAAAAATTATGCTTAAAACAGTCAAACTCTACGGACACCTCGGTAAAAAATTCGGGCGAGTTCATCGGCTGGATGTTAATGGCCCACTGGATTCTATTCGTGCATTTGCGGCTTTGTATCCTGAATTTAAGAAATCATTGGTCGAGCATAGGCCTGGTTACAAAATCTTGATCGACGGGTTTGAGGCAAAGAGCAAGGACGAGTTGAAATTGCCCGGTAGTCGCACGATCAGCATCGTTCCCCTGCAATCTGGTGCCGGTAACGGCGTAACTACTATTTTGGCTGGCGTGGCATTAATTGCGGCTGCGTTTGTGACTGGCGGTGCTTCAATCGTTGCGACTGAGTCGTTTGAATCTATTGATGCCTTCCTAGCAGGTTCTGGCACGACAGGTTTATCGCTCACCACCACCAGTATGGGCGCAATGGCTTTGACTTTTGGCGCAACTCTGATTTTGGGCGGTATATCCAAATTGCTATCTCAGCCCAGCAATGCGCCAAGCTATTCATTTAATGGACCAGTTAACACAACCAATCAAGGCAACAGTGTGCCGATCGTTTACGGTCGAGTAATGATAGGCTCACAGGTCATATCATCCGGCCTCTATTCTTACGATCTCGCAGTTGATTGGACGAATACGTCAACCTCTAACAGCTCGACGTTCAAAGGCCAGATATGAGCGAGATTATTGGCTACGGTGGTGGCGGCAAGGGTGGCAGCGGATCTGGCGGAAGCGGCGCAAGCGAGGCAAGTGATACGCTTCGTTCTTCGGAAATGGCATTTTTGCTCGACGCATTGTGCGAAGGTCCGATTAATGGTCTTGTAAACGGGGCTCAGTCTGTTTATCTTGACCAGACGCCATTGCAAAATGCCGACGGAAATTGGAATTTTGATAACGCCACTTTTGCCTATTCGGTCGGTGATATTGCCGGAAATCAATTAGGTATTGGGTCTTTGTCGGGCGATTCTGGCAACATCGAATCGACTGTTTCGGTAGCGACAAAGGTATATCAGGCTACCCCAATCGTTAAAACTGTCACGGATGCCAACGTTGACTACATTCGAGTCACTGTTTATGTGCCGCAACTTACGCATACCGATAGCAAAACAGGTGATATTAGTGGCTCGTCAGTTCACTACAAAATCGATCTAAATATCAATGGAGGTGGTTGGTACAAAATGGTGGATGACACCATATCTGGCAAAACCACCAGCAAATACTCTCGCAGCTATTTAATACCTACGTCTGGCGTTGGCGGTGTAATCGATAACGTCAATTTGGACCCTGTTGCCCCATCTGGATCTGGCGGGTCGGGTTCGGGCGGATCCGGTTCGGGTGATTCCGGCGGGGCATCAAATGGTGGTGATGGCGGAGACGGGTCTTCGGCCGGCACCGATTCGTCAAGCAGTGATGCTGCTGCAGCGGCTAATGCTGCGGCTGAAGCGGCAGCGGCTGAAGCTGAGGCAGCGGCTGAGTCGGCATCCGAAGCCGAGGCTGCCGCATCTGAGTCTGCAGCTGCCGAGGCAGAAGCCGAAGCCGCCGCCGCTGAGGCAGCGGCCAATGCCGCAGCTGAGGCGGCTGCAAATGCTGATGCGGCTGCCGCCGAAGCCGCCGCCGCTGATGCGGCTGCCGCTGCCGATGCTGCCGCCGCCGCCGCGTCAAGCGATTCTCCCGACGGCGATGGCGATGGCGGAGGTGATGGCGGAGGTGATGGCGGTGTTTCGTCATCATCCGGTCCATGGCAAATTCGAGTTCGTCGAACATCCGGCGACAGCGGATCGTCCTATACCCAGAATGATTTGTATTTTGAAAGTTACACGTCGATCATTTCTACAAAGGTGGAATATCGGCACACGGCCATCGCTGGCATTTCGATTGATGCTCGCCAGTTCTCTGCCATTCCAACTCGCGCCTACGAAATTTATGGGCTATCAATTGAGGTGCCCTCGAATTATGACCCAGCGTCGCGCAGCTACTCAGGCACATGGGACGGCACGTTTAAGCTTGCATACTCAAATAATCCGGCTTGGTGTTTTTATGATTTGTTGACTAACACTCGTTATGGTGTTGGTGGCAACATTGACACCACAATGATTGATAAGTGGGCTTTGTACTCAATCGGTCAGTATTGCGACGAGTTAGTCGATGATGGCTTCGGAGGCACTGAGCCAAGATTTACCTGCAATCTGGTTATTCAAAAAGCAGATGATGCTTATCGAGTGCTGCAAAACTTCGCAAGCGTATTTAGAGCCATTATTTATTGGTCGGCTGGTGGCATTTCAGTATCTCAGGATGCGCCAGCTGATCCTGTGCAAATATTCGCTCCTGCCAATGTCATCGGCGGCGCATTCAAGTATCAAGGGACCAGTTTAAAGTCGCGGCACACCGTTGTTTTGGTGACATGGAACGATCCCGCAAATTACTACAAGCAAGCAATTGAGTACGTGCAAGACGATGCTGCCGTTGCGAAATATGGGATTATTCAAGCTGATGTTGTGGCGATGGGCTGTACTAGCCGAGGCCAAGCGCATCGATTTGGAAAATGGCTGTTGTATACCGAGCAAAACGAAACGGAAACGGTTAGTTTTAGAACCGGTATTGATGGATGCTACGTTTATCCCGGAGCAATCATACGCACGTCAGACCCGAATCGCGCAGGTGTGCGAATGGGTGGCAGACTGATTGATTACTCTACCGACCTAACCACCCTCACTTTAGATGCGGCCTATTCTCCAACCGCATCTAACCAAATGATTTATGTTGCGTATCCGGATGGCACGATTGGCAGCAGCTCTATTCAGTCCGTAGCTGGATCTACCGTCACTTTGTCGGCGGCGCTTACGCAAACACCGGTGTCGAATGCTATCTACATGCTATCCGAAGCTGATCTTGAGCCCGAAACATGGCGAGTGGTTTCTGTTTCTGAAACTGCCGATGACACGATAGAAGTGTCAGCCATTCAGTACAACGCATCGAAGTACGATTACGTTGAAAGAAATATTGCATTGACGACAAATCCGACGAGCACTTTAACGGCTGTCCCGTCCGCGCCAAGCAACCTGTCTCTTGCTGTGTCCCGATACGTGATTGACATTGGGGTGGCCGGATTGCGTGCAACAATCTCATGGTCTGGATCCGCTAGTCGATACAACGTCAGTTACACCAAATCCGGTGGGCAAACTGTAAGTTTTGTCCAAAACGAGTTAAGTTTTGATATTGATAATTGCGCCGTTGGTGAAGTTTATTCCGTTTCAGTTCAAGCGGTTAGCGGCGTTGGCTTTACTTCAACGACCACTACGTCATCGTTCACGATACCTGACCCCCTACAGATCTATCCATCGGCACCAACGAGTTTTGACGCAATACAAACACCCAATGGCGTGAAGTTAACCTGGACGTCAGTAAATGACCCGATGCTCTACGATTATGAAATTCGATATGGTACAGATTGGGCAAATAGTACTTTTTTGGGATACTTCACCGGCAACACAACTCTCGTCAGCCCGCTAAAGGACGCTTCATACAATTTCATGATTGCGTCCAGAAATATCTTTTTTAATATTTCAAAGACGTGCAAGTTTTCAACGTTAAATATTTCACCGCCTACTGCGCCTAAACTTTCGGCAAGAATATCAAGCGGCGATTTTATTTTGTCGTGGACGGTTCCAACAAGCCTATTTGCTATTGATCATTATGTTGTTTATCACCGCCACAATGCGACGGTAGCGGCCACCAAAATTGGATCCATTTTTACAACACGTTATCAATCCAACGTAACTTGGTCTGGGACTGAGAGTTTTTCTGTGGCAGCGGTTGACGTGGCGGGCAATGTTGGATTTTATGCGCAAGTGTCTTTGACGATTACAGCGCCGACTGCGCCGACTGTTACGAGCAGTTGTGTTGATAACAATGTGCTTTTGTACTGGACGAGTTCAGAGCAAACATTGCCGATCGACACGTACAACATTTATAAAGGCGATACGTTTGCAACGGCAGAGCTAATAGGCACAAAGTCAGGTCTGTTTACTACTGTTTTTGAATCAAGCTCTGGAAATTACACATATTGGGTGGCGGGTGTTGATACGGCTGGTAATGTTGGGACACCGGGCGCAATCACCGTGTCGGTGGCGGCTCCAACCAATTACGTTTTACATAGTTCAACGTACAGCACCTTTAACGGCACATATAACCACTCAGTGCTAGACGAAGGCGCTGTGATGATGCCAGTCGACACTACGTCGACATGGGCAAGCCATTTCACCTCAAAAGGTTGGTCAACATTTCAAGATGCTATTAACGCCGGTTTTGCTGATTATGCGCAACCGACTGTCTCGTCTGGCTATTACGAAGAAGTGTTTGATTTTGGTGCGGTTATTGGGACATCAAGCGCGACAATCATACCGACGATCATTACGGTAGCTGGATCTCCGGCAGTAACCACCACTTTTCAAGCAAGTTTAGACGGGGTGACTTTTGGGGCAACGCAAACCAGCTCCGCGTACCTCACAAATTTCAGATACATCAAGGTTCGAGTGACCGTCACATCATCGGATAACCTTGGTCTGGTCTCAATGACGAGCTTGCAAGTTAAGCTCGATCTTAAGTCGATTAGCGACTCAGGAACTGTTGCAGTTAACGCAACAGATGCGAACGGCACGACAGTATTATTTAATCAACCGTTTGTCGATGTGACTAGCATTAGTGTCACGCCAAAAGGGACTTCGGCATTAACAGCCATCTATGATTTTAATGGATCAGCTGCACCGACATCATTCAAAGTTTATCTATATAACGCTGCCGGAGTAAGGGTTTCCGGCACCGTTTCTTGGGCCGCCACAGGCTACTAATCGAGGATTAAATGACGAACACATCCGACTTTTCTAAGCCGGTGATTACGGACGCCTATACGTCTGTATTGCCCGAAATCTCAGCAATCCACAACGACTTAGCATTAGGGCTGGATCCCGCTTACACGAGCCCGGCTAATGTTCCGACTAACGCCACACGCTGGAACAGTGTAAATAAATATTGGGAAAAATACGGTGGCACTACATGGACTGCGTTGTGCTCTTTGTATGCAATCACCGTGGCAGCTGCCGTCAAGTGGGCAAACGCCATTACGCTGTCTGTAACGGGTGACGCAACGGGAGCGGTAAGCATCGATGGCGGCAGCAATGCCACGATTGCTTTGACGCTGGCAACGGTCAATCAATCAGTAGGTACGTTCGGAGATCAATCAGACATTCCTGTAATTACCGTTAACGCAAAAGGCCAGGTTACGAATGTCGGCACAGTTAGCGTGTCTGCTGGACTTCCGGCTGGCGCAATAGCTACTTGGGCGGCCTCCGTAGCACCTACGGGCTATTTAGAGTGCAACGGCGCACTGTTATCTAGAACAACTTACGCGTCACTTTTTGCGGCAATAGGCACCACGTTCGGCGTGGGTGATGGATCAACAACTTTTGGAATTCCTGACCTGCGTGGGTATTTTCCACGAGGCTGGGATCACGGACGAGGGGTCGATTCAGGGCGTGCTTTTGGTTCGTCGCAGTCCGACCTTTTTGCAAGCCACAACCATAACACTAGCCCGTACTTCAATGCGATTAACTTCTCAAGAGCAGCGTGGGATCCTACTGGCGTTGGCTTTATGACGAATGAGCTTGGCGGGACTTACGGCAACGACTCTTACACGGGCGGCGCAGAGACTCGACCCAAAAACATCGCTTTAATGTTCATCATCAAATACTGAAAATCATGCAAATTTACAATTATGACGGCACGACCGGCGAGTATCTATTTACCTCTTTGGCGGATTTGTCTCCCCTAGAAAAAGGAGTCTATTTGATTCCAGCCAATGCCACAACTTTAGCGCCGCCAACCGCGCAAGTTGGATATGCACGAGTTTTTGGCGGTTCGACTTGGGCTCAAATTCGGGATTTGCGAGGAACAAAGTATTGGCTTTCAGATGGATCAGAGAATATAATGTCCACGTTGGGCGCTCTGCCGTCCGGCGCAAGCGTAATTCCGCCAGATTTGCCACTTACAACGGTGCAAGCTGAGCAGTCGGCCATCATTACGGCGGCATGTGCCAAAGCAATTACTTCCGGTTTTTCGTCGTCTGCTCTGGGATCGTTGCACACGTACCCAAGCAAAATCACAGATCAACAGAACATTTCAGCAAACGTCCTAGCAAGTTTGCTTCCCGGCATTGCGTCCACTTGGACGACCTTGCAAATTTGTCAAGATTCAGCGGGTGCGTGGGCTTACTTGCCGCATACGGCGGCGCAAATTCAACAGGTTGCGGTGGATATGAAGGCTTGGATCCAGTCGTGTATTGCTAAAAAAGCAACGCTCGAGGCTTCTATTGCGGCGGCAACGACTAACGATCAAGTTGAAGCTGTTTTATGGTCCTAAATCTGCCGCGCAGGATCCATTCGATCTTGCCTCATGAACTTGGGGTCAGAATTAGCAGGCAAGTCTTATTGAACGGTTTTAAGTATGGTCATCGGTCTACTTTGTCGATGGGATACGCGCATTGGAATCACGATTATGGCGGCGGATCGGTCGAAAACGGACTGGATATATCCGAATCATTGAGCCCGCTCATGGCTCAGGCGTGGTCGCACATTCAAAAGGATGTCGGCGCTGGCATGACGCTGTTGAGGTGCTATGCCAATGCGCACACGTTTGGAACAGAAGGCTATCCGCATACGGACTCAGAGAGAAACGGTGATTTAACCGTTGTCATTTATCTAAACCAGAATTGGCGGCGAGAGTGGGGCGGTGAGACAGTTATTTACAACGGCGACGAGATTGTTCATGCGGAGTTGCCAAAATTCAATTCTGGGCTTTGTTTTGCCGGGAACGCGTTTCACGTTGCAAAGCCCGTTTCGAGGATTTGTCCAGAGCTTCGGGTAACGCTCATGTTTAAGATGGCTCCTTTTGGGCTGGACCCGATTAGAGACGGCCTGCAGGTTTATTTGACAGAAAACGGCGCTCACAATGCGCCACACTCTCGTCGAAATTTGCGAGCTCATTTGCTTCATACATACGATCTTTTAAATTCTGTCGGCCAACGCTCGGAAGTTTGCTTAGCTGGTGGCTTGCACTCCGTCTGTGGCACCAATATTTATAGAAACGGAATTGTTGCGGATAAGCAGTCTGTAATTGATCGATTCGGCAAGTCGGGAGAGCTTGCAATGTTGTTTGCTGAGCTGGATAGACCCAAGGTGCTTGAGAAATATTTGAGCACTGGGCAATCCGATTTGGTTTTGACGGGACAATGCACTGAACAGGATATGCGAGATCTTTGCGCGATTGAGGCGGCAAATCTTGAAGATCAGAAAGTATTGAATAGCAACTATCCAAAGCTTTTAGCGCTTTGGAATTCACTCATCGAGTAAGCCAAAATGACAACAAGCACAATCACCGGCTTTAAGCGCGGGGATACGTTTTCGCTCGCCGGTACATACAAGGTAAACGGTGTTGCGACATCTGTTAACGGGATGACAATTGCATCACAGGTTAGGACGCAGGCTGGCACGTTGGTGCAAAATTTGACCGTTGCGCAAACCGCTTTTATAGGTGGTTTCTCATTGACTGCGACAGCAACGCAAACAGCGGCGTGGCCTGCAACAACATTGGTTTGTGACATACAGTTCACACAAAACGGGATCGTGCAATCTACTGAAACGTTTTCAATCGCAGTCGAAGATGACGTAACAAAATGAGCGTCGATTTAGTCTATCAAGATCAGTTTTTAAGCACTGGTCGCACGATTGAATTAACAGCTGCGCAGACAATTTCGGTTGATTTGGAATCGTCTGAGTTAGGTGTTTCACTTGAATTATCTGTATCGTCGGCGATCTCGGTAGAGCTATCTATCGTTCAAAGTTTGATTTCTATCGAACTAGCGATGACACCTGTTTCGCAGTCGGCTATTCAGTTGACGGATCCGCAATTTACGCGAGATCAAAACGGGCTTCTTTTGCGAGTGGATTACGCAGGCGGTTTATACAAAACGTTTGACTGGTTAAACGGTTTGCTGATTCAAGAAACGTTTTTTAATGGTACGAGCACCATTACCAAAATGATGACGTACTCCAACGGCGTCTTAACTTCTATCAATCAGGTGTCTAGTGAGTAGTAAAACATGACCTTTGCGATTGCAAGCAACATTATTACCCAAACTGGTACTGACACCAGCCTCGCATCGTTATCGTCAGTTTCCGGGGTAACGGTTTATACGGTTGGGCCGTCAACGCTTTTTCAGAAAAAATACTACACGCTTCCCGCCAACGCATCGCTTGTATACAACAATTTAACCATCGATCCAAAAATCGAGTGTCTTGTGCTCGGATCAGGAAATACAACGATTGCTCCTGCATCAAACTCGGCAGTTTTGCAAATTGGAAATCCAATAACACAAAATGGATTTACCTATGCCGCATCGGGCGAGGCGATAATCACGCAGTCAAACGCAGGAAATGCCTATTCGCTTACCGCAGGTGTGAACTTTTATCAAGGCACTTTGAATTGGTACTCCGGTATTATTCGAGTCTCTACATACTCCAGCTTTGGTGGAAACAACACCTACAACAATGGCGGCGTTATTACTGGATATTTGACCGGTTATATTGGCCCGAACGCCGTACTAGAGGTTATCTATCCACCAAGTGGGCAAGTTACCGAGGCCAACCAAATGGGATTTGGCCCAGCGGCTAGTTTGGTCGTTAATGGATTGACTGTCAGAGGTTACGGTACCAGCCCACAATCCGCGCTGATTATTTTTAACACCAATGTGGTGTTGACAACGCCACCCGCATTCAATCTTCAAGGTGTCGCTGGACTGACTTATGGAGCAACGTCAGGGACTGAATCAAACCCCGTGACGACAAGTCAAGCTCCAAATGCAAGGCAGAGCACCTTTTTAACGATTTACGGATTCAAGTCCAGCGCAAGTGCAAAGGGGCTAAATCTCTTTGCGGGATCGCTGTTGCGCGGGGTAAATCTATCCGTCGGTTCTTCGATTCCAATAGCTACGCATAACGTCACAGCCGGCCAGACTCAAGGGTATGTCGAGGTGCGCAACGAGGCGAAATTAACATTCAAGTCACAAGCTGGGGCGTTGATTCAAAACGTGGTGGTCTATATGAGGGACACCAACAACGGGCAGCGTCGTCTCTATAACCTTTGCCAGCAATCAATTGATAATACTGCAGACAAAATTTATATCCAGTCGTCTGACGCAACCGGCACGGCTCAATTCATGGGTACAGCCAACTCGATATTACTTTGTGCAGTGGCTCACTTAATCGCAAACAGCGATTTCACAAACAACACTGGCGAAAACATCAAAGACCTTCGGTCTAAAACGAACACCGAGGGTTCAGACGATTTTACGTTTTACGCTTGGCACTACAACTATAGTGTCCTGCCTATCAGCGTTGTTTTGCACAGCGACACAACGCCGTACTTGCTGAGCAATACGCTGATCGCTGATTCGTATGTGACGATGACGCAGGCGGCAGCCACGACAAAGCTCGCATCAAATTTTGCTGTTTCCACAACTGGCTCTGGCACTATCTCCGTTCTTGCGCTGTCGTCATTTGACGATCTGTACGATTGCATGAAAGCCTACAAAGCTTCTGCGACGCAATCAAACTTGGAGTTTTTAGGCATTACCAATCAAATTGTCAACGCCAGTGGAAGCACTGCAAATGCTGGTTCATTAAATATCGCTGGCCTTGAGTATTTAACTGCGGGTTCAAAATTAACGACCATTAAATCAACGGGTACGCTGACCGCCAATAGTGCTATTCAAAGTGGTTTATCTGTCATCGGCAACGTGAACCAAGCGACTCCGACCAATTTAACAAACGTCACCATCACCGGAAATCTGATCTACAACACAAACACTCCCGTTACTGTCAATTTTACTAATTGCACGATTTCTGGAACGGTCAGTAATAGCGGCACTGGTCTGGTAACGATTAGTCTGATTGCGTCGTCAATTGGTTCGGCTGGCTCAAACGTTTCGTCCTATGTATCCGCGCCCGTTTCGCTGTCGAACATTGTTGTTGGCTCGACGTGGGCGGTAATTAATAGCGCTACCAATGCCGTTCTAGCAAGCGGAACTGCGGCGAGTAGCACGGTGTCGTTTACATACCCGTGGTCGGCCAATGTCAACGTCACGGTTCGCGTTAGATATTACGGGTCAGTCAAATATGTTCCATACGAAACATCCGGTGTTATTACGAACGCCGGCCTATCAATTATTGTCAATCAAATTCAGGACAGCATAGGCTCATAAAATGAATATTTCACCCTCTCAAGAAAATCAGAATTTATTTTGGACTGCCGCAACAAAAGAGCGGGCAGATTTAACGCCACAGGAATTCAGAGCAATTGTCGCGTGCTATGGCTGGCTCGACAATGATGAGCGCGCAAAGTTTGACATTAAAAGGTCTGATTTGACAGACGCTGAAATCGAAAATTACAGCGGATTAAAACTGCTCGATTCGTATTTTCCAGAATAATTAACCGTTAATTAACACAGCCCGCTTCGGCGGGTTTTTTTATGGGCAAGAAATTATGACTATCGCAACCGATTTTACGATTGATACCGTAAACAGCCGAATCACGCACACTAGCGGCACCACTGTTTACTCAGTGAATGCACTCTATTCGTATTTAGAGAGCTTGTTCGCTGGCGTGGCTTATATGCAGTACAAGCCACCAATGTCGGCCAGCACACCGACTAACTACACGATGATCAACGGCTGGTTTATTGATGAGGCGACCTTGCAATTCTTGTCAGGCGGCGGTCTCGCAACACTTGGCTGGGATAATTCAGCGTATCCAGGCTCTGGTATTTTGCTTTTGCAATTTGGTGCGACCTATACCGCGGCAGTCTCTAGCGACATTGGTAAGGCTGTTGTACAGGGCTCAAACACAGGGACACTAATCGGTTACGACAACGTCAACAATCGTTGGTGGGTGCGTCCGTTAGTTGGGACGATTGTTGCTGGCGCAACGACGATTACAAGCGGCACCGGAGCGGGAACGTCTACTGCGGTGACGACAGGTGAATCGCTGTTTTCAAACCTGTACTCACTTGGCTCACCATTGCAGGCCGGTACGCAGCTATACATCAGCCAAGGTGCTAACACCTTGGTGCCGAGCTACTGGCCTACCGGTCACGTCGATTTAGTTATTCCAGTTAAGCGGTCTGGCGCAATGCTTAACTCGGGGCAAGTCACCGTTTACGCGCGCGAGTATGGAAACACGTTTAACGTTTACACAATTGACCTGAGCTTCGGTGGCAGAAACCCGGTCCCGCTTTCAACGTCGGTTGACACATCAATTGTTGACTCTGCCGCAACCGTCTCTGGATGGACAACTGTACCGAATTTGACGTATGGAACAGTATCCAAAAATCTGAACAACGGCAATGGGGCAAAATCCTACGATCTCGTTATTGACTGCGCCGGACTTCCTGTGCTGAAAGTATACGAGTGGCTGCAATATCAAGCCTCTCGCGGCAAAACAGCGACGACCTATACCAACGGTACCCAAGGCCAGTTTTATCTCGGTCTGACCGGGTATACGCCTCTGCCAACTGCGCCGTTCGGTACGTTTGCCGGTGGAAAGTTTTTTGCCGCGCAGGGGATTTGGTTGCAGAATATGGCGACCGCAGACATCCAGAATTACCAGCTGACAGCTGACGATGCAACGACTCAAACACCGCCAAACACTCAATACGTGACCGTTAGCTCACTTGTTGCGGGCGATCAGGTATTGGTGGCCCGCACTTCCGGATCTGGAAGCACAGCCATTAACACGGCTCAGTACACGCTAGCATCGTCTGGTAATGGGATCGGAAGCGGTACCGTAACAGTCAATGGGTCGATTAGCTCTGACGAGCCATCATCCGGTACGCTGCGAATTAAAAACGCAGCCGGTACTTATGACCGTTACTCGTATACAAGTTGGTCTGGATCGACGTTTACGCTGTCAGGAACTCTGAGCGCAGCCTACAACAATTCGAACATGTTTGTGCCTATCATCGACGCAACGGCAACGGGTACGAGTATCACTACATCGTTAATTCAATCGGTAACAATCAACGTTGTAATTCGAGTCCGTAAATACGCATCTGGATCTGGAAATTCAATCCAGCCATTTGAAACGGCGGGAACTATTACTCCAACTGGTCTGTCTGTATCTGCTATACGGACGACTGACACAATCGCAGTTTAAGGACTGAGAAAATGTCATTCTCCTTTGACCATGTAAAGAGTCTGATTAACGTTGACCCCTCACAAACGTCTGTCGATTGTCAGGCTCTTTACAGCGCAATCTCGCAACATCAAGCGAGTGCTGGAGGGGTTATTTATGACAAAATCGCAGTCGCCACAGGACTCAACCAGCTCGGCCCAAACGTTCAAACGGGTATCACCGTCGAACTATTGGGGGATTGGCAACTCAAATTCGCTGACGGGCAATATGTCGCCTCAGTCCTCGCCGGAAATCTCATCGGAGGACTCAACGGCGACCCAATCGCATACAGCGCCGGTGTCCAAGTCCTCTTAGTGCAGTCCGCATCGTCGACGGTGGTTACATCGTCATCGAGCGGATTGACTGACGCGCAGGCTGCCCAGCTGTCATCGATTCAAAATAACTCTGCGCTTATTCCCGCTCTTTTGTAAAACAGACCGTATATCAACGAATGCCGCCTTTGGGCGGCTTTTTTATGAGCTGAATATTGTGATCCTCGACGTTAGGCTAAAAGAGTTTGGAACTTCTCAGCAAGGCGAACGTCTTGACGCGGTAAATAAATATGGGACATTTCTGGCGGCAGCGAAAGCGCTTGGCGTGTCCAGGACTGCAATCAGTCAATCGATTGACATCCTGAGGCGAAATGCGGCGCTTCGCGGATATTCGCCTTTGCACGATATGACCAAAACCGTGCCCGATGGTTTCAAGGTCAAAGGTGTAAGCACCTATTACGACAAGGACGGAAAAACCAGAGGTCAGTGGGTCAAGTCAAGCGCAGACGAAGAGCGGCGGCAGCAAATTATCAAAGACACGTTTGTTGCTATGGCAAGTGAGTTGCCTCGCATTGCTCCAAGCGTTGCGCCGAAGGTAAGTATTGATGCGCTATGCAATTTATACACGCTCACCGATACCCATGTCGGAATGCTGGCGTGGCACGAAGAGGGTGGCGCGGATTGGGATTTAAAGATTGCCGAAAAGACGCTGACCGGATGCTTTGAGCAAATGGTTGTTTCGTCCCCACCTGCAAAAGTTGGATTTGTTTCGCAGCTGGGTGACTGGTTGCATTTTGATGGCATGAAAGCGGTCACACCTACGCACCAGCACATTCTTGACGCAGACGGTCGTTTTAGCAAGATCGTACAGGTCTCTGTTCGAATGCTCAGGCGACTAGTCGATTTTGCGCTGAGCCATCACGAGAGGGTCGTTGTGTTGATGGCTGAGGGCAATCATGACCTTGTGTCCAGTATTTGGCTGCGGACAATGTTTAAGGCGCTCTATGAAAACGAGCCAAGAGTGGAAGTGATTGATTCTGCTTTGCCTTACTACGTCTATGAGCATGGAAAAACAATGCTTTGTTTTCACCACGGGCACTTAAAAAATAAAGATAGTTTGCCGCTACTTTTTGCCGCGCAGTTTCCCGCAACGTGGGGTGCAACGACTAAACGATATTGCCACACTGGTCACCTGCATCACTTGGACGAGAAAGAACACTCGGGAATGATCGTGACTCAACATCCCACGTTGTCGGCTAGAGACGCGCACGCGGCTAGGGGAGGTTGGATAGCCGAGCGTCAAGTCAGCGCAATCACATATCACAAGGATTTTGGTCAAGTGGCAAAGATAACGATCACTCCTGAAATGCTATTGAAATGAAACTTAACTTTTTATTAAAGGTCTCACAAATGGATTGGGCAACCGTAATACCACTAATGATTTTTGTTGGAACCCTTGTGACTTCCGGGTTTGCCTATTTGTGGCTGAGAGCGGAGAAAAACTTGGATAAATTGTTGTCTAGCCATGACGATGATATTTCATCGCTAAAAAGGGAGCTAGGCGAGCATCGACTTCATGTGGCCGAGTCATACGTCACGCAGAGCGAGCTAGCCCGCACAATTCAAAGTCTCGAGAAAACCGTCGAAAGATTGCTCGATGCAATTAATCAAATGTCTCGTGATTCTAAAGAGGCATTTGCTGAGCTGCATCGTCGTATTGATGGCAAGGCAGACAAATAATGACGCCACAAGAGTTTGTTTCTGCAGTAGGCAAGGCTGCGCGGCAGTCGATGATTGAAACGAGGATCCCTGCATCGTTTGTCGTCGCAGATGCGGCCCTTGAAAGCGGGTGGGGTAAATCGCTGTTGAGCGTCCAAGGGTTTAATCTGTTCGGCGTAAAAGCAGATTCGTCTTGGAAGGGCGCAACCCTTACCATGCAGACCAGAGAATTTTTAAACGGCCAATGGATTATGGTTCCCGCTTTGTGGCGCAAGTACCCGGACTGGCTCGCTTCAATCAATGATCATGCTCAGTTTCTGCTTACAAATGCAAGATACAGCGGTTGTTTTTCGCACAAAGATGGGATTGGATTTGCTCAGGCCGTACAGTCGGCTGGATACGCAACCGATCCTTTATACGGTGAAAAAATAATCTCAATCATCAATCAGTACAAGCTGTCCAATCTGGACGATTAACAAATACTCAACCGATCAACAACCGCCTACGGGCGGTTTTTTTATGGGCGCTCGATATGTCAATAATTAAACATTTAGTTGATGCCGCACAAGGCAAACATCCCCTCGGTACAGCCCGCTCCGGCAAGTGGCCGACTGTTCGCAAAAATTATCTGGCTTTGCATCCAGTCTGCGAGGTCTGTGGCGGCAAAGAAAAGCTAGAAGTGCATCACAAAAAGGTCTTTCACCTTAATCCACAGCTTGAGCTTGACCCAAACAACCTGATCACCCTTTGCGAGTCAGGAGCAAACGGCATCAATTGCCATCTCGCGGTTGGTCATTTGGGAAATTTCAAAAGTTTCAATCCAAGCGTCGAGGCAGACGCAAAAGTTATTCGCGCGCGAATTCAAAACCGTCCAACTTCAGCTAAGGAGTAACCATGCAAGATAAAAAAAACTGGCCGCTGTTTTTGTCCATTTTGATTGCGTTTTCAACTTGGGCTGTATTTTGTTATTTGCAGCCACAAGCCGCTCCTATATCTGACCTAGTGTCAACTATCAAGCTATATCTTGCGGGCGCTGGGGCGGCGTTTTTGGCCTTGTATCAGCCTCCGAAACCACCATCAGGCGGTGCATCGTGATTCGCGCTCTTCTAGCCGGGCTTTTGATTGCCTGTTTATCTGGCTGCGCAAATCTTTACGCAGGAATAGCCGAGTATCGGGTGACTCTGTTTTATGACCCCGGCGCGCAAAAGTGGGAATGCTGTACGGCCGAGGTTATCTCCGGCAAAAACGTAGCTGGGTTGACTTTTCACATCACCAAGCACGGTGACGACTGGGATGTTTCTTTGGTCGAACAGGCCGTAAACGGATCTCAAGCGATTCAGAGTTTTGCAGAAAGCGTTGCAAACACAGCTGGCGACATCACCAAAGCGGCCATCGATGCCGCACAACTTATCAAGTGAGGGTTTTATGAAAAAGCTAATTTTATTGGCAGTTTTAACGCTGTCTGCGTGCACGACCGCACAACAACAAACCGCAACATCCAGCGCGGCTCAGGCTCAAAAACTGCTGGCTGCGGCCTGTCCACAAATCAATGCGGCGATTGCTCAATTGTCTGCGCTTCAATTGCCAGATCAAGTCCAGGCTGATCTTAATGCGGCCAATCCTATTGTTCAGTCCGCATGCTCTGTGAGCGGTCAAGTGGATGCGACCAGCGTTAAAGCGCTTGGCATTACCGCGATCCCAGTCATCATTTCGGCAATCCAAGCTTCAAGTATGAGCGACACGGCAAAACAAGACATTACGTTGGGTCTGGATGCTGTTTCAGTTGGGCTGGCTTTGCTATGAAACAGGTGCGCCTAGCCTTGTCGGGGTCGGGATTTCTCGCCCCAATTCATGCAGGCGCGGTCTGCTCTCTTATGGATAACGGCGTTGAGATTGTCGAGCTATCCGGATCGAGCGGCGGATCCATCATTGCCGCATTGGTTGCGATCGGCATGGATGCCAAAGCAATCAAAGACTTGGCTATGTCTGATATTCCTAAAGGGATTATCAGTTTTCAGCCGCTAGCATTGCTCAAGAAAGCGTACAACTCGGGCGAGATTTTGCATAAATGGCTTCAAGACGTAATCGGCGGTCATACGTTTGCCAGTGCAAAAGTGCCCGTTACGGTAATGGCGACCGACATCGAGGCCGGAAAGCCGTATGTCTTTAACCAAAGCCTGACCCCAGACGTGCAAATTGCTGACGCTTGCCGAGCCTCTGCGAGCGTGCCGTTTGTCTGGCAGCCAGCAATCGTGAATGGCCGCGCACTGATCGATGGCGGGACCTGCAATAACATCCCTGTCGATCAATTGATTGACGACAGCACGCCTCGAGTCGGCATTCAAGTAAAAGATGGTTCCGGATCTGGCAAAATCGACACAGTATTTCAATTCGCTGGGCAGGTTTTAAGCACCATGCTCGATGCGAATGAGGGAAACATTGACGTCTGGGCTCAGCGCACTGGCGCAAAAATTGTCGAAGTCAGTGCGGATCCCTACGGTTTCTTAAATCCAAACCTGACCACGGATGAGAAAACCGATCTGTTTAGTCGCGGTTATTTTTCGGTGACGACGAAACTTTTAGCTTAAACAGCTCCCACAATCCCGGGTGCATTCGACGATCTCCGGCTTCCCATTGCTGCCACGCGCGACACGTCGAATAAACGACGTGCGCAGCGGACGTTTGAGTCAGCCCGACCTGCTCGCGTTTGGTGCGAATCTCATCTGGTGTTGGATTTGAATGCGGCCCTTTCGAACCACGGTTAGGATGATTAGCCATTTGTAAAGCAATCTCGCAAAATTTTCACTGACTCAGGTTTTTTGTCGATGGCTTCAATTGCTCGCACCTCAAAAACAATATCTTCGTTTGGGGCAGTGTTGTTTGCTGTTTGTTCAATCCGCTGAATCCAAATATCGTGATTTTGATTTGCAAAGTCACGCACCACCGACTCTAGCCACTGCATCATTTGGTCTTTGCCGATTTCGGTAAGTGTTAGCCATTTTGAATCTGCACTTTCGTCTGTAATTTTGCACTCGCGTAACACAATCTGTGCAGTGAATTCGTTGTTGATCGGCGCGCCATCACAATCCACAACCGATTTTGTTGTGCCGTCATCGACGATGCCAAACATTTCGTTATTAAAAGTTTTGTTTGAGCCGTAATCTGTGCCGCTGAGCGTGAACCAGTACGTTGTTGCTCCATCCATCGAATTGTGGTCTTTACTACTAAAATTTGCTGTAATCATTTTATTTTCCTATCCGTTGTTCTCGATGTGCGGTTGTTTTAGATATTAGATAAAACAACATTGTTGATTTCTGCAATTTCATTTTTCATTAAATATAGCGGAGCACAAATATCTGATAATTCACAGCCCGCCATCAATGCGACCTCGTTTCGAATCGCGCGCTGCTCTCTGCTGCTCAATTCCGTATCAATCAGAGCGTCAGCGATCGCCTCGTATGCAACTGCGTTTACCATTGATTCTGGATTCTCGACTGCTGCCCATTTGAATCCGCCAGCACCGATTGATTTGCGAACGATTGCTACTGATTCGTTAAAAATTTTAGTTGCGTTTGTCATTTTTCATTCCTTGGCCCCTGTTCCCGAGGCGCGGTTGTCTGTGTTGACAATTTAAATTATACGCTCATTGTTCGTATTTGCAAGTGCTTTTTGCAATTATTTTCTAGGTATTTTCTTTAATGTCTGATTCTGGCCGCAATCTGAGAAGCGCTCGGGTTGTAATACGTCATCGCTTGGGCTGGATTGGACCAGCCGAACATTTTGCACATGTCTAGCACATCCATACGCGGCGCAAGCCAAGTCGCAGCCGTGTGTCGGCTATCGTGAAACGTAAAACCCTCTAGCCCGGCTCGCGCTCGAGCACGTCTAAAGAGTGCGTCCAGCGTTTCTTTTTTGAGCGCAAAAACGGATGTCGAATCAAACCCCCGCATTTTCGCAATGAGCCTTGCAGCCTTCTTGGTGATCGGCACGTCCCTTGGTTTTGTCTTGGTAATCGGCAAAATCACATAGTCTGGCCGGACGCAAGCCCAATTCAATCCTGTCAATTCCCCCGCCCGCATCCCCGTTCTAAGCGCCAGCAAAAAACATACAGCCACGCTCTGAGTAATAGAGCGAACCGGTCCACCGTACTGCAGAGCCCTAAGCATTTTTCGGATCTGGCTCGACGTGATAACCGTCGTTCGATGCTCTGGTGACTTCGGCTTGCGCACGTCGCGCATCGGGTTTTCTGCAATCCAGCGCCATTCTCGTCTGGCTACCTCAAAGACGCCACCTAATAATGAACACTCGCGAATCACGGTGCCTGGACTCGTGGCCGCCAGCCGAGCGTCACGCCACTTGCCCAGCTCGTCTGGTGTAAAGTTACCGAGCAATCGACTGGCACTTAGATTTTCGTCGCGGATAAACGCTTTGATCCTGACTTGTTCCCATTTGTTACCGCGCTTAGTCGGGGAAATTTCTAGGGCATAGCGTTCGAGCGCGGCCTTGAGCGTGTACTTGGTGCCAATCGGTTTCTTGTTCTCGGTGCGTAATTCTGTTTCTCGCGCAGCTCCCCACGATTCGGCCTCTCGTTTGGTGCGGAACACCTGAGAATCGCGCACTCCTTTGACGTAGACCTGTGCTCGGTAGCCTGTCTTGGTCTTGGTAACGGATGACATGGGGAGTTGTTGTGGGGAAATTACGGGGAGTTGAGTGTAGATTAGATTGTATTTTTAGGTCAATTTAATCTAACCGATTGCCTGAGACGCTACTAAATACGTCGTTTGGTCAAATTTGATTTTACTTTTGGTGCCTCCGGCGAGAATCGA